GTTTAGACCAGTGCGCCAATTGGTGACTCAACAATTGGCAGATGAATTACAGCGCGAAATCAACATCACAGGGACTCCATTATTAATAGCACTGACACCAGAATGGTTGTTCAAAACACGCGTGTTTCAAAAATCGATTGCAATGTGGCAAGGTGCAGCAGCTTCTTATGACATAAGACGACCTGTCATGATGGGCACAATGTGTAACACAGCCCTAATTCTGTATGGGCTTGTACAAAGGAAAAAATGGGCAGTTGGCACTGGTGTAATAGGCAGTTGGTCTCTGACCGTTGTTTCACATTTCGTTAGGAAAAAACGAGCCAAATTGTTACATGATCAGTACGTCAAACAACGTGATGCATTACCGGAATATGCACAAAAGATCCGTGATGGTAAGTTTCCCACAGGTGTGCTGTTTGTGGCAACCTTGACCATCGCTGTTAAGTTCGTGAAATTATGGAACAACAGACGATTGGACGGTGTTGAAACCCAAGCTGAAATTTCTGTGAACGGTGATGATAGTCCAGGTTGGTTTGGATGGGCAATGAGTAAGCTAGGTTGGAAAGCTGAACCTGGTGTAATGAATGCTTCTCCGGTGCAAGTCACTCATGGTTGTTTGAAACAACAATGGTGGGGACATTTCACCCGTGAAGATGGAAGCTCGTTGGGTTGCAATGTCTTGTGTCCAATGAAAGGTGTCTTATGGATGCCTTTACATATATTCTACGAGGATTGTGACATGTCTAAACCGCTACAACGATTGATACATGCTGTGGTGTTTAGGGACAAGAAGATGACTTGTAGTCAGATCAAGATTAAGATAGAACTGGGTGTTAATGCAGTTTACATGCCTGGTCTTGATTTGGTGGCTGCATTTGTTGAGCGTTGTCCTGATGTGCCGAAGAATTTGATGAAACATTTGCCGAAAACAAAACCAGTTGGAACGTCCATGAGTACTATTTCGGGACGCGACAAACATATGAACGTGTTTTCAGAAGTTGTCACTGTTGAACACTGCATGACGGGACATTGTTTCATGGACATGTACGGCGGTTATTACACGACCTCTCGCGCACGTTCCGGCACTTGCATGTCGTTGATTATACCTGAAGGGAAAAATTCGATGATTGCCGGCTTGCACATCGGTGGTACGCCTAAGGACAATTATGGCGTAATGATGA